CGTTCTTGGGTTTCTCAGTACACCTTAGAGCCACATATGATTGAGGCTCAAAAGGCTGCCAATGATGAGCCTTACGACAAGCTAAACCCATTCGACATTCGCAATGCCAAGGGTATCTTTTCTAAGGCTGAATATGCGGTTATGAACGCACAAGCTAAAAGATTGCTTGGCAAATCGTTTTCACAAGATATTACAAATAACCAGTTTATTTGATACAATGTTTTGAAACACGGCTAGATGCGAAGTCATGAGCGCATTGAAAAGGGTTCCCACTTTTTCCCCTGCCGAGGTTTCTTTCTTTTTAAGTGGCTTTTAAAGTGGAAAAAATTATGCTTTTACAGCCAAAAAACTGGGCCGTCTTTCAACATTACAAAGACAGATGCCCTCCTTGGATAAAACTTCATCGTGATCTGTTAAACGACAGGGCTTATATGCGCTTGCCTATTGCAAGCAAAGCGATAGCACCAATGCTTTGGTTGCTTGCAAGCGAGTCAAAAGATGGTGTTTTTGATGGCTCACTAGATGAGCTAGTCTTTCGTCTACACATCACGCCAAAAGAATATCAAGATGGAGTTAAGCCATTGATTGATAACGACTTTTTTAATGTTGTTAGCGGAGTGATAGCAGAGTGCAAGCAAGTTGCTATCCCAGAGACAGAGGGAGAGACAGAGACAAAGAGAGAAAAGAAGGCAACTAGCGTTGCAACACCTATCGGTGTTTCTGATTCTGTTTGGCAGGAATTTAAATCTTTGAGGAAAGCCAAAAAAGCACCGATAACCCAAAGAGCCATTGATGCCATCACAAGTGAGGCAAACAAAGCAGGTTGGACTTTAGAGAAAGCATTGGAGGAATGTGTTGTTCGTGGTTGGCAAGCATTTAAAGCAGATTGGGTTGCGACAAAAGCCAACCCTGCCGACATTGGCAGGATCACAGTTCCACCATCAAATGAGCCTGATCCTCAATTGTTAAAGATTATGGCTGATGCAAAGAATGCAGCACCTATGCCTGATTTTGTTCGTCAATTTGCTAAACAAGTGAAAGGTAATGTATGAAATTCCTTAAATCACAACCTATTGAATTTTTTGTAGCAAAAGATGGTTTTTTGGTTTTCCAAAATTATGGGATACAAATAATTTTAAACCCAGAGCAAAGCAAGATTCTTCAACAACAATTGCCTGAGTTGATTGAGTTACAAAACAAGATTTGGACTGGTATTGATGAGGAAGAAGAATGAACTATTTTGAAGCCATGAGATTGCTAGACAGGGTTAAGGAAGGTGTTCCAATCCCTTTACGCCTCATTTGTGAAGCGTTAATCCTAACTGGCGACTTGGATGAGTAGGGTATATACCAATGGTATACAGCAGAAAAAACATATCCAATGAAGGAGACAGAGTTGTTCTGGAGAAAGCCGAGGCAAGGGAAATATACCGAACTTGGCAATCAAACAGAGATAACGATTTTGTTCGTGCCAGGCTTGAGCGTTGCGAAAAGGTCTATGGATCAGGCGCAAGAGATCGAGTCAGGACCTATATGTCAAGAATGAAAGAAGGACAAATTGAATGAGTTGGCTTTATTCGCAGGCGCTGGTGGAGGAATACTTGGGGGACAACTTCTTGGATGGAGAACAGTCTGTGCCGTTGAATGGGAGCCATACGCAGCTTGCGTACTTGCCGCCAGACAAAATGACGGCCTTCTCCCGACTTTCCCGATTTGGGATGACGTTCAAACCTTTGACGGCAGACCTTGGAGAGGAGTTGCTCAAGTCATTTCGGGGGGATTTCCTTGTCAAGACATTTCCATTGCAGGAAAAGGAGATGGACTTGATGGAGAGCGATCAGGAATGTGGAAACAAATGGCGAGGATCATTTGCGAAGTGGGACCAGAGTACGTCTATGTGGAGAACTCACCAATGCTCGTTTCTAGGGGACTTGGAGCCGTTCTCGGAGACTTATCCTCAATGGGGTTTGATGCGAAATGGGGAATTGTGGGAGCAAAAGACGTTGGTGCAAACCACCAAAGGGACAGAATCTGGATTGTGGCTCACTCCAACAGTAATGGATGGACTGCCCGCAAGAAATCCAGAAGCCTTGGAGAGACAGTATCAGAACAACAGGAAGGGCAGGACAACCCACTCCACTCTGAGGGAGCAGGTAGTCTACCCGCCACCAAAGGAGATGTTTCCGACTCCATGCTCAACAGACTACAAGGGATCGGGTCAGGCAGGACAACTGAGAGACAGATTGGATTACGCTGCCGAAAGGGGAGCAACGAAGAACAAAACATTTATGGAGCCGACAGAACCTGGTGGTCAGTTGAACCCGACTTGGGTAGAGTGGCTAATGGGGTGGACGCTAGGGTGGACAGACTTAAAGCCATTGGCAATGGACAAGTCCCTCTCTGTGCCGCAACTGCATGGGGACTCCTAAAATGACATTCATGGTAACTTTTAAAGTAGACGCTGACCCTGTTGGTAAGCAAAGGGCAAGGTATGTCAAAAGGGGCAATTTTGTCAGTACCTACACCCCTGAGAAAACAAGAACCTATGAAGCTTTAATCAAAGAAGCTGCAATTGAGGCAATGGGTGCTTCCGAACCATTGGAAACTCCTGTTAGCCTGTATCTGTACATCAGAGTTCCTATCCCAAAATCTTGCACTAAAAAGCGCCTAGAAGACATTGCCAATGGATCGGAGAAGCCAACTAAAAAGCCTGATTCAAGCAACATTTTGAAAAGTGTAGAAGATGCAATGAATCAAGTTGTCTACAAAGACGATTGCCAAATCATCAATCATCACATTACGAAGGTCTATTCAAGTCTGCCAGGAGTTGATATATGCGTAAAAGAATGCTTAGATTAGGGTAAATCCCTATGTTCAACAACGTAAAAATATAGAAAATAAAGCTTTTAAACAGGAGTTAATCATGGAAAGCACTTGGGAATTTGACACAACTACAGGCGCAGGTAGCGAAGTAGTGACAGTTGTTTACGAGTATGAGTTTGATGGCGAGACAACATACAACGAATCAATCAAAGAAGTATGGTTTGAAGGACGCAACGTCATTGGCCTTTTCTCTGATGAACAGTTTAAAGAGATGGACATGGAAGCTGCTATGCGGTTCCAAAGCCACAAACTGAACTACAAAACAGAGGATGTATGACTCAACTTTTAAAAGCCTTTAGATGGCGAAAGCGTCAAGCCAACGAAGTAATAGAAAAAATCAGGAATGACACTCTTGAGGAAGTGGCTTTAGAGTTTGAGAAACTTAAAGCCTTTGGTGATACATCGCATAGTTTTGCCACTTTTGTAAGAGGCATGAAGGATTGCCCTCCATGTCATGGAAACTGTAACCAAGGCAGAACTTGCCCTGCTAGAACATGAAAAAAGAACTTTTAATCGGTTGCGGATCTAATCACATCAAGAAAATGGCAGTAGATGGAACGCCAACCTTTGATAACCTAACCACCTTGGACTACAACGCTGACCACAATCCTACTGTTGTGTGGGACTTGATGGTTCTGCCATTGCCATTTCCCGACAACGAGTTTGATGAAATCCATGCCTACCAAGTGCTAGAACATCTTGGGCAGCAAGGGGACTACAAACTATTCTTTGCACAGTTCTCAGAATTCTGGCGACTTCTTAAGCCAAATGGTCACTTTCTTGCGACTTGTCCATCAAGAAGTTCAGTTTGGGCATATGGCGATCCAAGCCATACAAGAATCATGCAGCTTGAGCAATTGGTGTTCTTATCCCAAGATGAGTACAAACGTCAGGTTGGCAGAACACCCATGTCCGACTTCAGGAATATCTACAAAGCAGACTTTAAAACTGTCTTCCAAGAAGAGGACGATGATATTAGGTTTGTGCTAAAAGCTATTAAGAATTGATTCTGTAGCATATAATTCAAGCCATGAAACAACGTGGCGGCTCAAGAAAGGGCGCTGGTCGCAAGAAGATCAGCGAACAAGGTAGGACTATCCGAGCAAGGGTAGCTCCTATCCATGAGCAAGCATTGACCTTGGCAGGGAATGGTTCCTTGTCCGAAGGAATAAGACGTTTAGCTGAGAAGCATTGGAGATTAATTCATGGAGAGCCAGACAAGCCCCGACAAAGCAATTCAGTATTTGATCGACACCGCACCCTTGTACGCCCAAGCGAAGTCAGAGCGCCTGTACTTGGAGGAGTTCCGCAAGTCCAAGAAGGCTCACCTGATGAGCCAAGCAGGGACTGAAGTTCTGGGTAAACAAGAAACTTATGCTTATGCCCATTCTGACTACATAGAAGTGCTAGAGGGCATAAGAGCTGCCGTGGAAAAAGAAGAGAAGTATCGGTGGCTGATGACCGCTGCCCAAGCTAGGATCGAAGTCTGGAGAACCAACCAGTACTCAGCGAGGATGGAAATCAGGGCAACCCAATGAACAATAAGCTGAACAACAAGGAAAGATTCCACCTAGCTAGGGTGAAGATGCTTCCATGTTCAGTATGCGATAAATCAGGACCATCAGAAGCCCACCATTACAAACAAGGTCTTCAATATACCTGCATAGCATTATGTCAAGACTGCCATACTAATTCAGTATTAGGTTGGCATGGTCAAAAGAGAATGTGGCATATTAAGAAAATGGATGAGATTGACGCACTTAATAATACGATTAAGAGATTGCTAGAAAATCAATCTGAAAATGAAAGTCCTTTTTAATTCCAAAAGTTTCAAAAACTTTGAACTTTCAAAAATTGGTTAACTCGACTTTCTAAAAAGTAAATGCCACTTTTCTTGAAAACACGCTTTTCTAGGGGTAAACCCTACGTTTGTAAGCACTCACTTCGCAAAAAATGTTTGTGAGTACTCACTTCGCAAAATAGTGTAAGTGTGCGCTCACTTCGCAAAACCTTAAAAACAGCGCATGAGACACAATCTAAAAATGCCCCTAGAATGCCACAAAACCCGTTCTAAGCGCTTTTTTTGCCTAGGGTATATCTACTATGCTTTGCACCATGAAAAGCGATTCTAGGCGCTTTAAGCCAATTTGCATGATGTGAGCGCTCACTTCAAAAACACTTTCAAAAAAACCCGCATATTGCAGCGGGAATTTTGGAAAATGCTTTTTAGATGCTATCAATCAAAACCCAAAATTCCTCGATATAGCAGCATTTTTGCATTTTGGAATTGTGCAAAGCATGGCAAAAAATCATACCAGCAATGACACAATCGATTTCCATTAGGGTTTCATTTTCGCTGGTTATAACACCCACAGCGCCCGTTTTCATTCCTTAGGTTCCTCGATTTCCAGCCATTCCTCGATTACTTCGGTTCCAGCGCATAAAGTGGCCCGAATGCTATCGATTGCCATACTTGCAGCATATTTTTGGAATTTATCGCTTTGTATATAAGCTTCAAGTACAGTTAAAGCCCCAAAAACGGAATTTATGTCGTTGATCCCCTGGTAAACCATAAAATCATTCAAAATTTTAGGGTGAACTTTAGGTGTTTTTACTTTTCTAGTAGTCATTTTGGGCCTTTTAATGTAGTTCGTAAGAGATAACGCTGTCGGACCAGCATTCCCGACAATCGAGACAAGCTCCGTTTTGCTTCGGGGCTTTGCATGGTGAACCGATAGGGGTTTTCGTATGCACATTAGATGCTGTAATACCCGACACGTTTTGCAAGCTTGCAGGAATTTGAACGGGTTTATCGGGATACATTGCCGACAATCGCACAATTAAATTTTTGGGGATGCTGTTTTTTCCATGCTTTGCAATAAAAGCTTTAATGATGCTGTATTCCCTAGTTGGCAGCCAGTGCATGGTTAAAAGGGTTTCCATGCATACAGCAACAATTTTCTCAAAGTGTTCTAGGTTTTGTAGGTCCCCGCTATCGTGCCAGCGGAAAAAGGGATCTTTTCCAATATGGGAAACCATACCCGACACCCAAAATTCTCCCGTAATGCTATCTAAGCGGGAAAATTGAGCGGGTTTAATGTTGTTTTCATACATTCGATAAAACCCGTTATTTGCATAACATTTTGAGCATATTGAACCCTTGATTTTGGACATTTTGAACCCAGTATCGCAAGCTTCAGTCGGGAGGCTGTAGCTTTTACATGGCATTTTTGACGTTGACGTTAAAGATCCGCAAGCTATTGCAGCCTGGGTTTTTGTCATTGGGATAATTGGGATAATTTTCATATGAACACCTATTAAAAAAGAAAAGAGAATTTAGATTGTGCAGCACCCGCAGCATGGTGCATCGATACAGCGCCCGTTTTTGTTCCTATAGAACGTATTCGGGCCGTTTTCACCAAAAAAGGTTATAGAGTCGGAATCGGGTTCCAATACAGCCCGTTTTGTAGCTGTATCGAATAGGATCCAAT